GACGACAAAGAACAGTTTTACCTTTTTGAAGAGCTGCAAATGCTTCAGCTGCAGTGATTAGATTATTCATGCTGTCATCCCCGTTTTAGCTAATGTTTCAATGTCTTGTTTAACTGCTGGCAGTTTTGCTGCTTCAATTTGGATAAGGGCATCTATGCCGAAGTGTTCACAAACTGTTTTCACGTCTAGGCCGCGTTCAGCTATGAAGTTTTGAAGTTCATCTCTTTGTTGATCTGAGATACCGTTAAATTCAGGTGGACTAATCCAAGTGCCACGTTGCTTATCAAACGTGCAATTCAATGCTTTAGCCCTCATTAACATTGCTTGGCGCATGTTCTGGTAATACATATGTTCTTTATCAAGCGACTCAGTTAATTGATTAAGGTCACCTGCATGCTCTGCTTCCTCACAGCTTTGTTTCCAGTTTTCTAGCTCTTCTTGGGCTTTAGCTGCTGCAAGTTGTGCAGGCGTTAAGGTGTTAATGTGATCTTTAGCTTGAGTAATCAGGTCAGCCAAGAAAGTAGGGTGTGCTTTAAGATCAGGTACCCATACTTCACCGGTTTCACCGCCTAAAGCACCTGAGTTTTTCGCATGATGTGTAGGCGAAGGTTTGAAATTAATAACGCGGGCATTTTTACCTTCACCAGTAGTAACAGTTGTTAGATAACCCATGACATCTGCGATACGGTAAAGCTCGTTACGGTTTTTACCACCTAGATCTGGTCGGTAAATAATTTGATCACCGTTTTGATCTTCTGATGCGTGTGCAATGAAAACAACATCTTTACCTAAACTAATCAAAGTATTGATGTATTGCTTGAACGTTTGGTTCGCTAAACCTTGAGCCTTTAACTTTAAAGAACCATCTTTTTGACGGTTATTTGCCGTAAGTAACAGGTGGGTTTTAATGCATTCAAGCATTGCACCCACGGTATCAATGACTACGGTTTTATAAGGTGCTAAGTCTTGAGGAGTTAGGTTTGCAACATCACTCCATTGTTGAACCTGTACAACCGTACCACGACGTAATTCACCAGTACGGTGAGCACCACGGTCAAAGTCAAAAGAAATTGCTTTTTCCGCAGTAAAGCCCATTGATGATTTACCTAAACCCGGATCAGCGTATAGGTACACAATAATTGCTTGAACCAATAAGGTTTGATCAGCCGTAATAATAGGTAGAGCCATTTTTCTTATCCTCATCTAGAGCCGGTGAAGCCGCGTTTTTGCTTGTAAGCTTTGCGGTCATAAGTAGGGATATTTGTTTCACGCAGTTTTATAGCGAGCTGCTTTCTGCGTTGAAAATCGATTTCTTGGGTGAGTTCATTCCAAACTTTTGGATAAGAAGTTTGGAACCTGAACACATTTAAAGGCGTCTTAACTCCGTCTTTAACTTTGTAAAGAACTGAGCCATTAGCATTAGATGCGTACACTTGCCAGCCAATGCGAACAGAGTAGAGGCCCTTATCATCACGGCCTAAAAATGACTTGTAGCCGTCTGGGTGTTTTTTGAAATTAGTCATCTTTAAGCCTCCAACAACTTGTTACGTTCGATGAAGCCTTTTAGAAGGCAATTGATGTTTCGGATGTCTTCAAATTCGGTGAAATCGTTATATGACTTACCATTAACATCAGTGATTTCATTTACTGTGAGTTGAGTAATTTCAACAGCGGTGAATTCAGAACCCGGAACGCCGTAGCTGTCTGAATGAGCTTCAAAATCAAAGCTAACGTTTAAACGGAAGCTATCTAATTTGATGACGGCAACGCCAGAATGTTTACCTGTGATTTTTGCAGTTAAGACACCGTAAGTACTTGGTTGTGTTTTAGGGGTGAAAAGAGTAGGTGCTTCTTTTGTTTGGAAAGCTGGTTGCAATTGGCAAGCAACTAAAGAACCACCAGAAATTGCAAGAGCAGCCATGCTGACAAATGCAAAGGAGTTGAAAGGGGGAGCTTTTACGTTCATAATTGATCTCGAATATAGCAAAGCACATCGAAAGGTCAGAGAGTCGGTGTGCTTTTTTGTTGTTTGTGAAATAAATATCGCATTTCCGATATTTATAGTCAATAGTTATTCCGATATTTTTATTGTTATTCCGATATTATTAAGATGGGAAATAAAAAACCCACTTTAACAGTGGGTTGAAAAGTTAATGAGATCTTTACGCTATATCTAAATCAAATTGTTTATTATCGGGCGGAACAATAGTTTTTATGGAGTCACAATAGATCATCACTTCAGAACCTTTCATTTTAAAATAAGCACTATAATTTAAGTCATAGTCATCTTGTCTATACTCATGATAAATATTCTTTATTTCTGGGCAGTTATCATAAGAAACTATCCATTTTGTTTTGACATTTTTTAAAGCTTGACAGATTTGTATATGGTCTTCATGTACGTAGAAATTTCTATAAAGACCCTGTCCCTTAATATAATAGGGTGGATCTAAGTAAATTAGAGAGTTATCAGGTAAACGTTTATCTACATCTCTTAGAAGTTCCAGCGCATCTAAATTGTAAACATTAATATGGTCTGCAAACTCTCCAATTTTTTTTATTCGTTTCGAAAGGTTCTCTTTGTTAAAACGTGCATCTAATTTGTAGTTACCATCCTGATTTTTACCGCCAATAACTCCACCTTTAAGAATGCCAGAGCGATTAGTTCTGTTGAGGAAAAAAGCTGCAAAACCATGTTCTAATTGGCTATGAAGATTAGGACATGACAAAATATATTTTTGCTTGTGCCATTCCTCCATAGTTATTTCAACATCAGAGATCATTTTCAGGAAATCATCGGTTTGCTCCGTAATTGCCTTCCAGAAATTGAATACAGCTGGATCTAGGTCATTGATATGTATATTTTTACAATAACCAGAAAAAAGTAAATCTAACGCTACAGCGGCTCCTCCCGCATAAGGTTCGAGATAGTCGCCTGATAGATCATTTGCCTTCATTAAATCTTTAACGAAATGAGCAAATTTTCCTTTACCGCCAGGATAGCGAAGTGGGGTGTTGAAATTGGCCATGTCTAATTAAACCATAGAAAAGTGTTGTTGGCCACATTAAGAGCTATTAGATACAAAATTAACTTTAGTGATTAAATGACTAATGAAATCTTGACAATCTTCTTGATGTTCTTCAGCCCATAATTTGAATAATTGAATTTCATTTAATACAACTTGATTAGCTTCATACCATTTTTTCATAGCTTTTCTATTTACTTTTTTGATATCTTCAATAGAGGTAATAGGGGTTAAGTTTCCTCCATAATGTTTAGAAATATCTTGAATGTAAGTCAAATAATAATTAGAAGAAAAGAATTCCGGTGTCTTTTCATGCCAAAACTCATAATTATCAGCTATATTTTTAAATTTATCATATAAATACAAATATGCAATTTTATCTGGAGGTAACTCATTGTAGACAGATGAAGTCTTTTTTAATGGCAATTGTATAACATTGTCCATTTTTAATAAGTCATTTTTAGAATCTGGAGTTTTTTCATCTGATTCAGTATCAGCATCTAAAAAAATGAGTGAACTTCTAAAATGGGGAGACTGTTTAGAGAGCTTATGTAACGTAGTGCATCCTATTTTAGCCGAAACTATTTCAAGTTTTTTACCGAAAGTTCCAAAAGTATCTTTGATATCAAGTGCCTGTAAAATACCTGACATAAAATCAGCAGCTTCTTCATCTTCGAAATAGCAGAATAGTTCTGGGATTTCTTCAATTTCTGCTTCTTCTGTTTTGGGTTTAAACGGTTCCAAAAGCATATCATTTTTAATTTTAGTATAAGTAACATCCTCCATTTCTCTTGGTGAATGTGTATCTTTTAAGTAAATAACCTTATCATTTAATGGAGAAGGGTTCTTTTCCAAAACTTCATTAATTATAGTTAATGAATGTGTAGTTAAAATAATTTGTAAATTTAGTAAAGTTGCATATTTTTTAAGCTGCTTCATTAAAGCCATCTGTGCTTTCGGATGTAAGCCAGATTCAATCTCATCTATTACTAAAATCCCCCCTGTAAATTCGTCTCCAATATTTTTTTTAAGGTGATGAAATGAAACCAATGCAGTGATAATAGAACTCAAGGAATCTTGACCAAGTGAAATACTTAAACTTGGGTAATCAAAATTTGGAACTATTGATTGCTTATTAGTTTGCTTAAAGGAGTGTATATAGCCCTTTTTTTCTGTTGAATGAAGAAATGGAATTGGAATAACTTCATTAAATATTGAATAAATAAGATTTAAATCATCTAAATGATTTACCTCTTTTTTGTTAACTTGTTCCCACTCAAATTCTCCAATCGGGCTCATTCTGCTCATACCTAAATATAATGTAGGAATCTGTATTTTTGCAGCCCCACTAATTTTATATTTAGTAGAAATTTCAATTGGAACTTTATTTTCAAGTCTAGGAATAATGCGCATTCTATAAACATAACATTTATCTTCTGTAAGAGCTTCTTTTTGTTTGTCAGTAAGTTTTTCATGAGGAACTTTTACTAAAAATTTTTGAAATTGTTTTTTTGAGATAAGTTGTTTATGTGTACCAGTTACTTGACACTTTTTAATAATCTCATTTCCCTCAATTTCATAATGAAGATTCGCACTATAATATTTAGGTTCAAGATCTTTTAAGTCTTTATAATAATCTAAAAAAAATAGTTCACTAAAGTCTGCACGGAAAGTCTTGTTTAAAAGAGTTTTATCATCTGTATATTCTGAACCATTAGCTATTAACCCAAGAATCGTTGATTTACCAATTCCATTGTGACCTGCTATTACCGTTATACGAGGTGCAATTTCCAAGTTTAATCTTTTTAAACTTCGAAAACCTTGATCATCAAAAACAATTTTTTTAAGTTTCATAATTAACTCAAAGTGATTTCAACCATTCAGTAAATTTTTAGAATGCTTTGTAAAAATTAGCATTTAAAATTAAGAAGAGTTAATTACTAACTTTTTCTAACTCTTCTTTTTCCCCGATAAGTATATCTCATTGAATCAATTACTTGTCCAATAAAATAGCAGTCTTCATCAATCGGTATAATATTGGGATGAAAGTTTGGATTAATTGCTTTTAGATAACGTGTTCCATCTGATTCAATTACTAGTTTTTTAAAGGTAGCGTCCCTATCTTTTCGAACAACAATTATATCTCCAGATTGCATATCTGAATAATAAACTGTCGGATCTACAACAATATAATCACCTTCAATAAAATCAGGCTCATTACTTACACCGCGCACTTTTAAATAAAAACACTTTTCGCAATCATCTGGGAGAGGGAACCATTCAGTAACTTGAGTCATATCAACAGATTCAACATTAGTAAAATTCCCTGCTTGCACCCATGATAAAACAGGAGCCATACGAGCTTGGACTGGTGCTACATTTGAAGTAACAAGTTCCCCAACTACACCTTTTTTTAATTCTTCCGCAGTAACCCCTAGAGCATTTGCTAATTCAAGTATAGAACCTGTTGACTTGGCATTTCCTGTTTCAAGATCAGAAATTACAGATTGTTTTACACCTGATTTCTGCGCTAACTCTTTTTGAGTCATCTTTTTTGCTTTACGTATTGCTTTTAAGTTTTCACCCAAAGTAGCCATATGTATTTCCTTTAATACTTATATCGGAATTCTGATACAAATTAGTATCGGTTTGGCTATTGTTTAAATATCGGAAAACCTATATATTTATCTAAAAATATAGGAGCTTCGCATGAATCAATGGCCAAACATGATTTCAGATTTGCGTGAGAAGGGCTTAACACAAACTCAAATTGGCACCGAAATCGGGTGCTCTCAGAATTACGTTAGTGATTTAGAGCGAGGGGTATGTGGTAAACGCTTATCGCATGAAATTGCAACCAAATTACAAAAGCTTTGGAAGAAGCACTGCAAAACCAAACAAGTGGCTTAGGTAACAAGATGAGCAAATTATCAGTTGATATATCTGCAAGCGCGAGAAATGGCGTATCCCGCATATTGCATGGTCTTGATATAAGCAATCAAAAAGAGATTGCTGAACAATTAAAAGTTGATCCAAGCACCATTACTCGGCTTAAAACAGATAAGAAAAACAATGGTTTGAATGAAATTGAAATGTTTTGCGAGCTATTGAGCTTGCTTGGTTTAAAAGTCGTTCCTAAAGATTATCAGAGTATTGATAAGGAACGTGTTGCTGCACTTTTAGTCATGTCTAAAAGTTGGATGAACCGTATAGAAACGGTGGATGACTTATTTCATGACGAAATCAGTGGTCAAAAAGAAAAGCTTGGATATTAAAAAACCACTACCTGCGCAAACAGGAGTGGTTTATAGGCATTCAATTGAGGTGGATCAAATGAACACAAACAATTTATCAGAACAACCAATCGAACTCAACTCACCTGATTTTTTAATAGGTGACGTTGTAGTGCTTACTAAAGAGTGCCGTACTTTCAAATCAAATGATTTGTTTGAAGTTAAAAACAAAACTTTGACTAGTTTATGGACCATCAAATCAGAGAATCATTTGATTCTAGTTTCTTCAAAAGAAATCCGCACAGCAACAGTTGCAGAACTTAACGCTAAACGCCGACTAACAAGCGCTGAGCAAGCATTAGCGGAGGTGTCATGAGCAGCTTTACACAGCAAATCAAAGATTCTCGTCAGCAAAGTGAAATCCAATCTTTTTATGAGCCTGCATTGCGAGTGCTTGGGCACCTATTTGAGGTGAAAAAGCAAAATTTACGTAACAAAGGTTATGACGAAAATAATGCGGCGGTAACCAAAGTTGAATTTTCAGAGGCTATGGCTCGTCAATTTCGCATAACGCAGTGGTTAGCACAACAGATTGTAACTAGCTTAACCAAGGCGTATTTGGTTGATTCTTTTGGAGGCTATGTTAAGCCAAAGGATGGTGAAAAGTGAGATATGCAGCAAGAAGAAAACAGGATATTTCCGTTTCCACCACACCGCTAGAGGTGGTAATTCCACTGGAACAACCAGTAAAGATCTATTCGGCTAAAGAATTAGCAGCTATGCCACTTTCAGTTATGAATGCCGCAATTGAGGCTCAGGAAAGATTTTATCAACTTGAAGAATTAACCCATATGGGGGGGCCGGCTATAGCAGTTCGCCGTCTCATGGAGGATGGGCACAAACTAATTCAGGTGAAAGAAAAGTCTCGTATTCGCTACAAAATCAACAACGAATTTATTCCTCCAAGAATTATTCGTCAGTTGGAAATGCGCGGTCTTGTAAAATTAGGAGCAGTCACTGATGTATAAATATCTCCACCATATCAGCGACTTTATGGTTGCTACAGCGCACCTTAGCCCAGTTGAAGAGTGCTTTTATCGCCGTGCTCTCGATTTTTATTATTTGAATGAAAAACCATTACCCAAAGAAACCCAGTCGGTTTTTCGTCGGTTACGTGCAAATACCCAAGAAGAAAGGGATGCAGTATTAATTGTGCTGCAAGAGTTTTTTGTGGAAGAGGAAGACGGGTTTCACAACAAACGTTGTGATTCAGAAATCGCCGCTTATCAAAAAGTAGGGGATAAAAATCGTGAAAATGGTAAGAAAGGTGGGCGTCCACGTAAGGAAAAACCAAAAGAAAACCAAAGTGAAGGCGACTCGGTTAATTATGAAAACCCACAAAAACCCAGTGGGTTAATTTTGGGTTCTGAAAGTGAAAGCCAAAAAAACCTTAACCATAAACCGTTAACCGATAACCAATATATAGATAGTAGTAGTAATGCGCGTGAAGAAAATTCGCAATTAACCCCAATTCAATTTGCTCAGTATCAGATCGATGATCACAAGCGTTACTCAATGCGTGAATTCATTTCTGAATACTCAGAGTTTCAATACGATTTCATCTCACTTGCTCAACAAAGATTTGTTTCTGTACCTGAAATCGACTTGAGAACCATGATTCAAAATTTCGGTGACTGGTACTTTGCAAACGAATCAAGTTCGTTGAATACACCAAGCATCTGGTTGGTTAAGTGGTTCTCTTGGGTTCAAAACAACGAGAAACAAGTTGCTGCTAACCGCAAGAAACAAGAGCAAATCACTTCAACCGGTCAAAAACCACAAGAGCCGGGTTACTTCGCCAATCTTTTTGAGGAACAAAGCGAATCTCAAATTTTGGATGTAACCCCGGCAAAAAAGTTTCCAATGATTGAGGAGGTAGGTCATGCATGAGATTACCTTGAACGAAGTGCGTCAATTAATCGCTTCTCTTCGCACTGTTTACGCTGCTCAGTTCAATAAGCAATTTCCAGCAACAGGCGAAAGTGCAATTCCTCTGTCAGTGGTTGAGCAAATCGCACTTAAAACACTGGTTGGCGTTCAACAAAACCAATTTAACAACGCACTTGCTCGATTACTTACAGCAGGTGGGCGTTTTATGCCGTCATTTGCTGAATTTCGCACCTGGTGTATCGGTGAAAGTTGGATGTCTCCAGAGGAAGCTTGGTCACGTGCATGTAAGTTTACGACTGACCGTACCGTGGTTATTACACAAATTACAAAATATGCATTAGACGAAGTGATGTATTTGATCGAAGCCGGCCAAATGCGAGCAGCTCAAGATAATTTCTTCGGGACCTACAACGTGATGGTTGCTAAAGCTCAGTTAAAAGGCCGTCAGCAAGAGTTTTACACTCCACCGCTACAACTAGAGCATAAAGAACCTGAACACACCCCAGTAAGCAATGACGAAGCGCAAAAGCATCTCAAATCTTTGATGGAAAGGTTAAGGATTAATGGCCGTAAACCAGCACCAGTACAAAAACTTCAGGCAAAAGAAAAAGAGCCTGAACTTGCAAAAGAATTAGGTCCAGATCCTTTCGATAATCCACATGAATATGCAGAGATGTGCCGCCGTGAAGGTATGCCGATTCCTAGAAATATTCTTCAGCTAATTGAAGGGGCGAATGTATGAGCCATTTCCAAGATAAGCATGTGATTCATGTTGATGAACAAAATCAAGTTATCAAGTTCACACGTAGAAATGAGATTGTGGAGTGTGATCACGGGCGTATTCAAATATCAAAGGAAGATAATGAGATCCTTTGTATGGACTGCAAAACAAAACTTAATCCAGTTTTATGGATTGCCAAATATTTAGACCAATTGAATCAAGTCACCCAACGTAATAACAGAATGCTGGCAGAGGTCCGTGAAATACAGGCAAAGCTTGAAAAGAAAAATAAGTTTATGTGCAAACACTGCCATGAAGTAAACACTATTGATTTTAAGAAGCTTCCTTCACAAGCAGCTGTAGTGCGCGGTATGGCCGTAATTGATCAAGAGTTTGACGGTATGAAAGTGGAGCATAGCCGATGAAGTTAACTAAACAGCAACGTGCTGAGCTAAAACAAAAGTTTGGTGGACATTGCGCTTACTGTGGTGAGTTGCTTGGCGATAAGTGGCATGCAGACCATATCGAAGCAGTGAAGCGAGATTTAATTCATGTGGGTGGTGGAAAGTTAATTACGGGTGAAATGACTAGACCGCAAAACGACACTTTAGAAAACATGAACCCTGCATGTGTTCCTTGCAATACAAACAAATCGTCTATGCCGCTGGAAGGGTGGCGAAAGATGCTTACACATTATCGTGATGTGCAGTTATTGCGTGATAGCACACATGCTCGTCATTTACTTCGTTTCGGTTTGATTGAAATTAAGACAAAACCTGTGACGTTCTTCTTTGAGAATTATAAAGGAGCCAGTCATGAGTGAGTTTGAGGGTAAATCTGGAAAGTGGGCTTGGGAGATTCAAAAAGAACAACAAGCGAATTTAGATGAGCTAAGAAGTTCAATTGAAAACCTAGTTCAAAATTATAAGCACGATGCCCATGCTTCAAGCCTTTTTGGCGATCAAGATAAAGC